CGGACTCCGTTGCGGCCGGTAACCCGACCACGGTTTCCGTCACCCTCAACGAGTACGGTAACGCGATCCTCGTCTCGAACAAGCTGGACCTGTTCAGCTTCACGGACGTGACCGCTGGTCTCACCAATCAGGTTGCGTGGAACCTGATCGACTCCGTTGACCTTCTGGTCCAGAACGTCCTCGCGGCCGGTACCCAGACCCTGCGTCGGGGTGGCGGCACTGTCGGTTACGGCTTCGGCACGACCCCGACCAACCCGATCGCCACTACGGCGATCACTCCGACGGACACCTGGACCTCGGACATGTCCCGGCTGGCCGTTACCCAGCTTCGCACCAACAAGGTTCACCCGAACCGTGGCAACTACTACGTTGCCTACATTCACCCGCAGGTCTCTTACGACCTGCGCCGTGAGACCGGTGCTGCTGCGTGGCGTGACCCGCACAACTACTCCGCCGCTGGCAACATCTGGGCGGGGGAGATCGGTGAGTACGAGGGCGCTTGCTACATCGAGACGCCTCGCTGCCAGAACACCCAGTCCGGTTCCGGTGCCGGTGGCACTCAGACCCGTGTGTTCAACACCTACTTCACCGGCCAGCAGGCTCTTGCTGAGGCCGTTGCGGAGGAGTTCCACACGGTTCGCGGTCCGGTCGTTGACAAGCTCCAGCGCTTCCAGCCCTTCGGTTGGTACGGCGTTGCGGGCTGGTCGCTGTACCGTCCCGAGGCCCTGATCGTGGGTCAGTCCTCGTCTTCGGCTCGCCCGCAGGCGTAATGGTATGGGCAGCCCTCTCGGGGGCTGCCCCTATCCGGGGGTTCCATGTCTCTTTCTGTCAGGCACGAAACCACTACGCCTTCAAACATCACACTGAACGATGACTTCGTAATCTTCGATGGACCTGGTGCTCAGGTTGCATTCCTGTACGACGCTCGCACTGCTCCTCCGGGAACACTCCTCTACATCTCGAATCCGAGCAACGGGGGCGTCACGGTTGTACCGAACGGAAGTCAGACCATCGACGGCAATCCGAGTCTCTTAGTCGTTCAGACATCCAAGGCCATCCTGATCTCGGATGGCAACAACTGGTTCACTGTTTCAACCGGCTGATTGGGGGAGCCTTCGTGGCTAACTGGATCTTTACGACTCGTACGGTTGCGGAGGCTCCCTTTAGCTGGAACCCGCTCATGGAGCGCTACCGGATGAACCGTGCGATATCGGTTGTCGAGGTATCGCCTCATGTGTATGAAGAGGTGCGCTACGACGCGTACACAGAGGAGCTGGGGGCAGTCAACCTGCCACCCAATCCCAATCAGGACACAGACTTCTGGCCCGCAGTGAGAGCGGGCCTTCACTATTTCCGTGGCGGATACGAGTGGGAGGTCGATGACGGAGTGAAGGCTGATCTCATAGCCTCTGGCGTTGCCGACGAATCCAACTTCTCCCCCGCTCCCGGAACTTTCGGATACGGCGGATTCGGACAGGGAGGCTTCGGAGGATGACTTTCACTCCAATTCCAAAGGGAACGTCCGACTGGGACGTTCCTGTCAATGCTGCATTCACTGAGCTTGACTCAAGGGTCACGGTCAACGAGGGTGCCATTGCCAACTACGGCCCACGCATTACCACGCTGGAGTCGGATACCGTCTTCAGGGCGTCGGACTATGGTCTCGCTTCCATGGCGTACGACCCGACCATTGCCACCAATCAGAGTGCACTGATCAGCGGTAGCGTCTTCATGACGAAGCTCATGATTCGCAGCAACGTCACGGTCAACCGACTCTGGTACAACGTGTCGGTTGCTGGCACCACGCTCACGGCGGGGCAGAACTTCATCGGACTCTACGACTCCAGCGGTAACCGCATTGCGGTGTCGACAGACCTTAGCTCCGACTGGACTGCCACTGGACTGAAGAGCACTTCCTTCACCGCTCCGGTGGATCTCATTCCTGGCGCCTATTACGGCGCCATCCTGTGCAACGCTACGACTCCCATCACCGTTGCTCGCGGCAGTGGCCAGAGCACGAACATGATGAACGTGAACCTCACGTCCAGCACCGCTCGGTTCACTCAGGGTGGAACCGGCTGGGCTTCTGTAACTTCTCTCCCCGCTTCGGGAACTCTCGGCAACCGCAGCCTGAGTGGCATCCCGATCTGGATGGCACTCAACTAGGAGGAACCTTGTCTGTTCGAGCAGCCCCTATCTATCGAGTGATGCCGATGGATCAGAGCACCGTTCTCTACGAGAACATGGTGTTCGACTTCTGTGAATGGTGGGCCAGGGATTACATCAACGACCCGGCCAACAACACCACTGAACTGTACATCTCACAAGGATCTATCGTAAAGGACTACTACGATGGCTAAGCCCAACAAGAACGCGCCTCTCGGGCAGGGAGGCAGATTTGCGGCAGTGGCGAAGTCCGCTGGCGGTGGCAAGAAGGGTGCTGCTATCGCCGCTGCGGTCGGTCGGAAGAAGTACGGGAACAAGAAGTTCTCGGACATGGCTGCCGCCGCGAAGGCGGCAGGCAAGGGAGCCAAGTACACGCCTCGGAAGCGGGGGAGTAAGTAATGAGCCACGAAATCTACGACCCGGCAAAGCAGCCGGGCGATCCGCACTACCACACGGACCCTTCGTGCTGCCCGCAATGTGGCCCCGGAGGGAACAGCACCCTCAGCAACGGGGACGAAAAGGGAATCCTTGAAACTTACGTCCACTCTGTCCTTGCGCGCCATGAGCAGGCTGCGCTTGGAAGCGACCACGACAGTCATAAGCAGGGCATCTACACCACGAACAGCAGGGGAGACAACGACTAATGCCTCCGAAGGCCAAGACCGAAGCCGCTGGCACTCCAGCTCCGAAGCACCCGCTGGTCGGGCGCATCGTCAACATTGAGAAGGGTGGCCGCACCATCACTGGTGTGGAAGTTCTCGACGTTGATGACCAGTTCCTGAAGCTGCGCTGGGACATTCATGTCTCTCCGCAGACTGAGGTGGTTCTCGTTCCCGTCGGTTCCGTGGTGATTGGACTCACGGATGAGCGGTGAGAACTGCTCCTCTGCATGTCTGACGAAGGACCACAAGTCCTTCGGGGAGTGCATGAGGAACAAGAGCCTGAGGCTTTCTCCCCGCATCAATGACGCGTATGGAACGCGTCAGGCAGCGTGGGACAGGGAGCTGGACAACTACGAGTCCGCAGTCTCGCAGGGTCTTAACCCTGCGGGCACCAAGCAGCATCACGTAGATGCCGCCATAAAGGAGGCCGAAGCATGAGCGTCACAGACGGCTCTCTGACGACCGATGGAGCGCAGCAGAGCGTTCGGGTCGTCGGCTCTATTTCAACGTCCCCCAGCGGCACTCAGACCGTTTCTGGGACCGTTACAGCGAATCAGGGCACGGCTGCCGTCGTGCCGTGGCTGGTGACTTCTGGTGTCACCACTTCCACCACCACCCTCAATGCCGCCTCTGCGGTGTCCAAGGGCACTTCCAAGGACTTCGGCTACGCGGTCCAGAACATCTCCATGGTTGTGACCGCCAGTGCTGGCGTCACCGCTGGTGCGGTTCAGCTTGAGGTCTCTCAGGACGGCACCAACTGGGCTCCCGCCAGCGGGACGCCCATTTCTCTCACTGCGGCTGGAACCGTCGCTCCCATCACTGTCACTGGCGCATTCCGTTACGCCCGTGGCGCCATCACTACTGCTATCACCGGAGGCACGGTCTCTGCCACGGTCATGGGCGCGTAAGGAGAGTCATGGCTGTCACATTCCTCGACATCATCTCCCGAGTCAAGCAGCAGCTTCTCGGGTATACACGGGATCAGGCTTCAATCTCCTACCTGATAGCTCCGATGACAGCCACTGACACTCAGTTCACGGTGGACCCGGAGACTTCCACGAACCTCAGCCGTGGACTGGTGGAGATTGATGACGAACTTCTTCTCGTCAAGAAGTTCGACCGTTCCACCGGAGTGGCTACCCTCTTCGGCGCTCCGGGACTCTCGGGTCGTGGTGCTGAGGGCACCACGCCAGCAGATCACAACGTTGACACGCTGGTCACGGACGACCCTCGCTTCCCTCGGAAGCGAATCAAGGAAGCCATCAATGACACCATCCTTGGTGTCTATCCGGACCTGTTCGTCTTCGGTGAATATGAGTTCGCCTGGCAGGCGGCTCGTTACGAGTATCCGCTTCCGGATGACGTGGACGACGTGTACAAGGTGACCTCGAACACCATCGGTCCGTCTCGCGTCTGGTTCCCGAACTCTTCCTGGCGCTTCAATCCGCAGGCTTCCACCGGCTCGCAGGCTCCGCCTGGCGCCACCGGCAAGACGCTTCAGGTGATGCGTGACTTCATTGTTCCGGGCCGGAACGTGCGAGTCATCTACACCAAGGCACCGAACACCCTCACCAACAACACTGACGACTTCGCTACGGTCACAGGATTTCCTGAGCGTTATGTGGACCTGATCGTCTTCGGCGCCTGCTGGCGTCTTCTCCCCGCCTACGAGGCTGCACGTCTTCAGCAGTCCTCGATCGAGGCAACCGAGCGTGCACCTCTGGTGCCCACTGGAGCGGGGAAGAGTTCGGCAGAGTTCTTCTTCTCGCTGTACATGCGACGGCTTCAGGAAGAGCGTGACCGACTCCTCAACCTGTACGAGAACTACCAGACCTTCAACGCGTAAGGAGGGCAGATGGCAAACTCCCGGTACTACTCCTCCATCGCCAAGGAGACCAACCTCACCTCCGCCATGAACAACTCGACCACCTTCGTTCAGGTGGCCTCGACTGTTGGCTTTCCGGGCACCACTCCCTTCACCCTCGCCATTGACTACGGCGCTGCGAATGAGGAACTGGTAGAGGTTACTGCGGTCAGCGCTCTAACGCTGACCGTTACCAGGGCGATTGACGGCACCTCTGCCACATCTCACAACCCTGGTGCAGTGGTTCGCCACGTCTCGTCTGCTCGTGACTTCACGGACAGTCGGACGCACGAAGCGTCCACCACCAACATTCATGGCCTGACCGGAGTTGGCAATGAGCTTGTCGGCACCACGTCTACGCAGACGCTGACGAACAAGACTCTGGACAAGGCCACCGGCACACTCAAGAACGTGACACTGTTCAACAACGGCAACACGTCCTTCACGTCGGTGGTCGGAGACTCGACCAACCCCAACGTTGACCGGTTTGCCATCATGGACAATGAGGTTGGCCTCAATGCGATGGCCCGCTTTACCGCCAACGGTGCGCTCATGTCGAACCGTCAGGTTGCCGACACGGATGCCACGTACCGATTCCGGATGGTGGACACGGACG